GGCAATCAACGAAAAACCCAGCGTCAAGTATGGTGTGGACTATGACGGCAAAGATCTAGGCACACTCATAGGTGCACTATCCACGGGTAGTTTTTCAGATCAGCTACAGGGTGAACGCCGCAATGATTTAACTAGAATTTTAGCTTTACAGGCCGCAAAACTTCCACAGGGCATAGCCAACATACTGGGAGCAGATTTTGCGCTCAGTGATGCGCTGCAATTTGGATCTGGACTAGCACCTAATCCTTTTAGAGAACAGGTTTTCCGCAATGTAGAAAATCGTACATTCCGTTTTGATTATAAATTTTATCCCCGCAGTGAAAGCGAAGCTCAGGCTGTTAGAAACATCATTACGAAATTTAAATTTCACATGCACCCTGAAGTAAGTTCAGGCAAACTGTTCTATGTCTATCCCAGCACCTTTGACATCGCCTATTATTATCAGGGCTATGAAAACACCAATCTACACAGAATCAGTACCTGTGTGCTGGAACGCATGAGTGTAGACTATGGTGGTCAGACCTGGAACACTTTTGGCGATGGTATGCCAACAGAAATCAATCTAAGTCTTGAATTTAGGGAACTAGAACGTCTGACCAAAGAACGTATACAAAAGGAAGGATTCTAACATGAGCAAGTATTTTGAAAATTTTCCTTTGATTAGCTATAGTCTGGACAACGGAGTAACTAGTTTTGTCATGACCGACTTTTTTCGCAGAGTCAAGGCCGACGCCAACAGCATATTAGGCAGTAGTGCCTATTATGAATATCAGCTAGCCGATGGTGATACACCAGAAATCCTGGCTCATAAACTCTATGGCGATCCAAATCTGCACTGGGTCTTATTGATTACCAACGAAACCATAGATCCCCGCTTTGACTGGGCTCAGACTCAGAATTCTTTAACCAATTATATTCGAGACAAATATGGTGCAGCCAAAGTTAATGCCGCACATCATTACGAAAATTCTTCTGGCGATATTGTATATTACAAGGCATTTACAGGTACTGTAGATGTAGCTACAACCAGTGCAGGCAGCAGCATAGCTGTCGTAGGAACTGGCACAGCATTTACGACCGAAGTATTAAGTACGGCTTTTGCAGTTCGTTTTGGAACAACTACCACAGCCTATACAGTTGTAGCCGTAAACAGTAACACCAGCATCACAGTATCAGGTGCAGCAGTTACTGTAGCCGTGGTTGGTAAAACCATGATAGATAATTTTAGTTATAGTTCAACTGTAACCAGAGTTACTAATACCGAGTACGAAGAAGCCATTAACGAAACTCGCAGAACCATTAGAGTAATTAAACCACAATACGTTCCCAGATTTATTGAAAGTTTCATAGGAATATTAAATAATGTCTCAGACTGATTTAAGCACCGGCGTTAGTGCAGCCGGCGATGTAGACCTACATGAAGTTACATTGATTACAGCAACTGGTGCTGAAATTGATATTAGACTTTATGTTAGTGAATTAAACCTCTACGAGGACATGTTTCGTACCGGTCTGGCCGGCAACCTATTAATCATTGACAATGCCAATCTTACTCAACGACATGGCATCATAGGTGATGAATACGTACGCATTAAATTTTTCACCCCTAGCATGGAAGGCGCTGCCATCTACAAAACCTTTAAGGTTTATAGTATTACAGATAAAATCTTTACCAATGATACAGCCAAACAAAGTTATATCATGCATTTTTGCAGTCCCGAAATCATAGTCGATGCTCTTAGTCCTGTTTATAGAACCTTCGAAGGCAAAGTTGATGTTGTAGTTAAAAAAATATTCGAAGACTATGTAGCTGTTAGCCGCACTGGTGAAAGTAAATTTAGTACTTTGGTCATACTAGGTGAAACTCAAAATCAGGTAAAATTTACCAGCCCGGGTTGGCGCCCACTCAAGTGTTTAAACTGGTTAGCCAGCAAGGCCATAGGAGCTGGTTACAACAACCCAGGTTATTTGTTTTTTGAAAGCAATAAAAATTTTTACTTTACCAACGTTGAACAGATTTATAAAACCTATAATGATTCCAAGACTGTTGCACAGACCTATGTGTATGCTCCACTAGGGCATGCCAATACCGATGATTCACTATATGTTAGCAACATAGATCGTCAGTACAAGACTGTAAGTGATTTTAAAATCATAGAAAATATCAACATACTAAAGAATAGCATGAATGGATACTTGGCCAACAGATTGTTTACTCTGGATGTGGTTACTAAAAAATATGAAATCTATGACTATGACCATGTAAACAACTGGGGTGGTTATCATCACATGGAACCAACACCAGTGCCACCATTTAGTACCGGAGGCATAGGTTCATTAAGAACCGCTGCTGGGCATCAGAAGGTTGCCATGCAGCATTTTGGTTTATATACTGGATATAGAAACAACGTAGCAGATAAGGCCGCGGACATAGTTCCTCGCAGAACCAGCACCCTGAACGAATTGAACAACTTTAAAATTGAAATTACGGTTCCGGGGCGAACCGACATGGAGGTTGGCAGTGTGGTTAAATTTATCTACCCCATAGCAACTCCTCTGGATGCATCTGATAAAAACAAACTTAATTATGATAGAATACTAACAGGTAATTATTTGGTTACAGCCATCAGACACAAGGTAGATTTGCAAAGACACGGCATGGTTTTAGAATTAGTCAAAGACAGTTTTAATGGGAATTCATCGATATGACAACTAGCATAGATAATTTATTTGCACGCGACGGGTTTTGGTGGTGGGTAGGTGTGGTCGAAGATCGCATGGATCCTCTTAAACTAGGTCGTGTTAGAGTACGCATAACTGGTTATCATACCGACAATAAAAACGAATTGCCTACCAATGCTTTACCCTGGAGCATGCCCATGCAGCCCATACTTAGTGCTGCTATCAGTGGCAAAGGTACTACTCCGCTGGGCCCGCTCGAAGGCACCTGGGTAGTAGGTTTCTTTGCTGACGGTGCCGAATGCCAACAACCCATAATCATGGGAACCATTGGCGGTATTCCCAACACCAGCAATGCCTGTGTAGCCCAGGCCAGAGCCGAGTCAAATGCTACAAATTCGCAACGTGATGTTAGCAATAGAATAGTACTAAATCCCAATGGTGTTGCCCTGCCAGAAAATCCACAACCCGTGGATAATGCAGCTACCAGCTCCAACAGCATAAGCTCAACTCTGCCTCCGTTGAATCAGGCTGAAATTCAGGCCTACATGGATGCCATAGCCTTTAGAGAAAGTTCCAGTACGGGCACCACACAAAATTATGGCACTCAGATCTCAGGATCGGGATTTGTTGGTAAATACCAGGTAGGAGCCGAGGCCTTACAGACCACGGGATATTTAAAAAATCCCGTACCTGTTCGTAGATTAACCAACGAAGAACTGGCAGATAGTCGTAACTGGACTGGTAAAAATGGTGTATTCAGTCTGGAAGAATTTAAACAGAATAAAAACAACGTACAAGAAAAGGCCATGTATGATGTCACGGCCAGCAACTATAGTATATTAAGAAGTAAAGGCATTGTAGATACTCAGATGTCTGCAGATCAGGTTGCTGGTTATCTAGGTGCTGCTCATTTAACTGGTTGGACAGGTGCTCGTGATTTAAAAAATGGCGTCAATGGTTCTGACGGCAACGGAACCAAGGCTTCGACCTGGTGGGAAGTAGGAGCCAGGGCCATAAATTCCACCGCCACATTGCCGGCTGGAACTAATACAGCTGGTGTCAGTATTAAAAGTAATAAAAACATCTTTAATAATGTAATAAACTGGGCAGGCGCTTTAAACAATGTTAAACTAGGGCAACCCGATGCTTTTGGAGATCCCAACAGTGTGTATCCCAAGTGCGATTATACTGCTCGAGCCGACACCAACAAGTTGGCCACCAACAATGATAGTTTACAAACCACTCTATTAAAAGAAAAAGATACTAATCGCAGTGAAAGCATACCCACGGCCAATGGCGCCAGCTCAGGTACTTGGAACGAACCCGAAAGTGCTTTTAATGCCAAGTATCCATACAATCATGTTAAAGAAACCGAAAGCGGCCATGTCATTGAGCTAGATGATACTCCCAATGCTGAACGCATACACATCTATCACAAAACCGGAACCTTTGTTGAAATTGATCGCGAAGGCAGTGTGAGCTACAAGGTCAAGGGCGAAAACTACGAGATATACAATCGCAACAATCGCATGTATGTCATGGGAAATCACGATATAACCGTAGATGGCGCTAAAACTTTATTGGTTAAAAACGCCCTGGATGTTGAAGTGCTGGGCAAAACTACTATTAATATTAAAAATGATGCCGACCTAAATGTATCTGGAACCTTTAACATCAAGGCCAAGAACATCAACATAGAAGCTCAGCAGGATCTGAACATTACAACTGGCAATTATTTTAACAACAGTGTAGGCGGTGATCTAAACTATAGAGTTAGTGGCAGTGAGGAACATGAAATCAGTGGCGACTTTGATCTAGATGCATCTACAGTAAACATTAATTCTGGTACGGCAAATGCAACACCAGCTACTTCGACTGGTCTAGGCAATGGCATACTCAGCGACATCTATGGCAATACAACCAGTGCGTTTGATCAAACTGGATTGGTTCCATTCCCTACCAAGACTGCCAATCCACAAAATGCCATAGGCAAGGGACTGTCCGGTATATTTGGTAATTCTGGTGGTAGCGGTGGTAGTGGAATTCTAGGATTCCTGGGCAAGTTGCCTAGTGCAGCTGGCGAAAACAGTCTGGGTGGTGGTGCTGTATTACTGGGTGGGTCAGGATTTGTTGCATCAGGTACAGGATCGGGATTTGGTAATATTTTTGGATCTGGGGGAAGTCTAGGAGATCTGTTACCTGGCAATTTAATTGACCAAGGTAAGAATTTAATAAAATCCTTTACTGATGGCAACATTGCCAACTTTGATTTAAATATACCTAAACAGATACTGGGCAGCACTGCAGTTGTAAATGAATTTTCTAGCTGGACTGACATACCAGCAGTTGCACAGCTAAGCAAGCATTTTAATGTAGGAGATTTGTCTAGCCGAGTCAAAGAAGTTGGATTGCAGAATTTCCTTAGTCCTCAGGGCAATCTGGGCATAGATGAAATTGCTACTAATTTAAAATCACTGGCAGTAAATGCTCTGGATCCGCTCCGAGATCGATACCCTAACATGGAAATTAGCGATGCATTTAAACCTGTGGCGGCTCAATTATTAGATTCTGATCCAGACAGTCCACTCAGTAAGATGTTTGCGGGCATTACAAAAGAATTAGGCAGCACAGCACTGGATGCAGTACAGGAACAACTTAATACTGCAACACCATTTAATCTGGGTCAGGCAGCAAATGTTCAGTTCAAAGGTGCTGATGCATCCGAATACTATAACATAGCACAATGGGTCAAGGATAATGTTCCTTATGACCAGATTAAACTAGAATACAGCACCATTGGTTCTGGTACACCTTGGATTAGCATAGTACATAAACAAGAAGGTAATCGTGATGTCGCAGCCAAAGACAAAGTTATTACCACGGTAAACGGTGAGGTTGTAGCCAATTATCTAGTAGACATGACTCAGGCGTAACATGCCATTTACACCTAGCAATGCTAATTTAGGAACACATTTAGAACTAGAAAATTTTTTCTATAGTATAAATTACACTAATAGTTTTGGTACAAGTTTCCCTGTTACCATAACTACTAACATGCCCAATACCAGTGTTACGGTTACAAGCAATACCATATACAATTATTACAGCGAAGTATTTACCTCTAATACCATAGTATATTTAAGCAAAGATCGTACTGATATTAGCACCAGCAGTTGGCTGGTCATAGACAACATAGTTAACAGAATAGACACATTTAGCAGTATATTAGAAATTTATGATTGGAGCCCTGATCCTACGGTCAGTAAAACCTATTATTATACAGCCAGTGCTGGTGGTGAAACTAAACTATACAACATAGTAGTTTTAAACAACTGGGACACGGGCAAGGCTAATTTGTTATATTATTTAGATTTAACTCGCAGAGTTTTTGTACCTAGACCCACACAGGTTCGTTGGATAAATATCGATGCACAACAAGTTATTTGGCTTAATGATAACATAGAAAATTCAAGTATAACCTGGATATCCGGATCATGACCTATATAATACCCAATCAGTTTAGAACTCGTCAAGACACAATTAGACTGGCTCTGTTAGATGAAAATTTTAGCAGTGTTACAGCACAGATAAACAGTCTTTCTGCGCAGATTAGTTCATTAACTATTTCATTGGCTACTCAGATTACTTCATTAACTATTTCATTGGCTTCGTCTATAACACCTGGTACTGTTATGATGTTCTCTGCCAGTACTGCTCCTACTGGTTGGGTCAAGGCCAATGGTGCTGCATTGTCCAGAACAACCTATGCTAGTTTATTTACCAGCATAGGAACAACCTTTGGCTCTGGCGATGGGTCATCTACATTTAACATACCAGATCTCAGAGGAGAATTTCTTCGAAGCTGGGACGACAGTCGAGGAGTTGATTCTGGAAGAAGTTTTGGTTCAGCCCAGGCTCAGGACTGGAAGAGTTTTAACATGGACAATACTCGCCGATCTTCAAACGATTATACTCATGGTCCACAATACATGGGCAAAACCACCGCAAGTTATACAGGTAATTTATTTACTGGTTATTGGTCTGCACCTGCTGCAGCCATAGGATATCAATGGGATAGTTCTGAAATTAGACCTCGTAACATGGCACTATTAGCCTGTATTAAATTCTAGGAATATCATGAACATTTATAACTATCACCCAGAAACAAGAATATTTTTAAGTCAATCAGTTGCAGATGAATCTCCTCTGGAACCTGGCATATACCTAATACCAGCGCATGCTACTGCAGTACCAGTTAATGCACCGCGCGAAGGATTTTATAGATTATTTAATCGGCAAAATACCTGGGAATATCAGGAAATTCCAACCATTGAGGTTCAAGAAACTCCTGAAATACCTCCCTTGTCAGAAACCACTGCTGTTGATAAACTAAAAATATTTTTAGCCAACAATCCAGACGTAGCGGAACTATTAAAATAATGGCAGCTGTAACCAGACTAGGTGATTTTTGCAGCGGGCATGGGTGTTATCCACCACGGCCCAATGACGAGGCCAGCTCAGACGTTTTTGTCAATGGGTTAGGGGTGCATAGACTAGGCGATCATTGGGTTGTACACTGTTGTCAAAATGATTGTCATGATGGTGTAGCAGCCACAGGAAGTCCCACAGTATTTGTAAATGGACAGCCTGCAGTGCGCATAGG